GTATACGCTATTATAAAAAAGATAGCGCAAAGTGGCGCAGATATTCCTAAGATTTTAATAGACGAGAATAACCCTGATGAAATCATAGAGGACGGTGAAGTATTTGATATGCTTCAAGAACCTGCTATATTACAGGGTGAAAACATAAGCCAATTTGATTACTTCGAGGCGTTAATTACTTACCTATTATCAAGTGGTAACACTTATCAAAAAGGATTAGAGGCGACGGGATTCGGTGATATATGGCAGAAGATGGAAATACTACCATCAGGATTAACCGTTCCATTAGTAGGAAATAGTTATTTATCACCCGTTCAAGGGTATCAGCTTAATGATAAGCAAAATCAAATAAACTTTACGAGTGATGAGATATTGCATACTAAATTTATAAACCCCACTAAGTTAGGTTTAAACACTTTAGAGGGGCTGTCTCCATTACAAGCAGCGATATATGCACTCACTGGCAGTACTGATATTCAAAAAGCCATTGCAATAATGGTTAAGAATCAAGGAGCTAGAGGTATATTAAGCAATAAGTCTGATAGGATAATGGATCAAACACAGGCTAAAATACTGAGTGATAAAGCCAATGAGAATATAAGAGGCGTTAAGAATTTCAATAAGGTACACGTATCTAATACGGATATGGGTTATACTCAAATAGGCATGAGTTCTACAGACCTTAAAATTATAGAGTCAGGTGTATTAACAGACCGTCAATTGTGTAATGCTTACGGCGTATCAAGTAGGTTATTTAATGACCCTGCTAACTCAACATTTAACAATGTAACGGCAGCAGAAAAATCAATGTACACAAATTCAATTATTCCAACACTAGATAAAATACTGGCAGACGTTAACAATACATGGTTGAGACAATGGAGTGAAAGAGATGGTAAAAAATACTCATGGAAATTAGATACTAGCTCTGTTGAGGCGTTACAAGCTGACCAAAAAGTTGAGGCCGAAAAAGATAAAATAAGAATGGATGGTGTTAATGTTATTCTTCAGATGCAAACAACAAGCGAGGCAAAGAAAGCTTTACTTATGGAAGAGTATGACTACTCGGAAGAAACAGCTGAAGCTTTAGTTTCTCCAGTTGGGACATTAAATAAAACATTAGAGACATTAAAAAGTTTAAGCCCTTTGCTGGCAAATAGTTTAATATCAGACTTCACACCAGAAGATAAACGAAAGTTATTACCATGAATTTAGAAGAGAAATTAATATCAAATCATTATAAAGTTAAAACTATAAGTGCCCAAATAGAAGATTTTGACGCAGGGAGCAGAAAGGTTAAAGTAGTTTTAAATACTATGAATTTCTTAGATAGTGATAGGGATGTTATTAGAAACGGTGCCTTTGTTAAATCAATATCAGAGCGCGGTGCAAAAACATCTTCGCCAGACAAGATACAATTCTTACGTCATCATGATTGGCAGCAGCAGATAGGTAAATACACAGAAATGTATGAGAAAGGTGATGAGCTTATAGGCGTTGGTATTTTAAGTAAGTCAACACAGGGAAATAATGCTTTAGAGGATTATGATTTAGGAGTTATAAATCAGCATTCAATAGGCTTTCAATATTTAAAGGATAAAATTAGTTTCGTAAAAGACTCACAACTACATAAAGAAGGTCATTATGAGGTTAAAGAAGTTAAACTTTTTGAAGGTTCGGCGGTTGCATTTGGAGCAAATAAACTTACGCCAACCCTTGACGTTGCAAAATCAACAGGAGATTACGAGCCTGTGTTTAAAATGTTAAACGATTTATGCAACACATTTAGTAAAGCATTGAAGTTCCACAAGGGAACAGATGAACATATAAAAGGATTGGAATATCAATTCTTACAAATACAGGAAATACAAAATTCACTTAAATTTTTAGAGCCGTCTTTAAAAGACACTTTAAAAGGAGAGCCGAGAAGTAAGTCAGTATTAGATTATTTATTAACAAAGTAAAAATTAAATTAAATGGAATTTATATTAAAAACAGCAGAAGAAATAACTGCAATGACAGAAGAGCAAAAAGCTACTTACATAGTAGAAAAAAATGCAAATGACTTATCAGAGTTGGGTAAAAAACATGGTGAAGCATTAGAGGCAAAAGCATCTAAAGAAGATCTTGAAAAATTATCTATTGAGATTAAGGCGTTAAAAGATGCAAGAGTTGACGCATTAGAAACAGCTATGAAGGCACAAGGTGTCGAAATGGGAAAGCTTCTAAAACAAATTGATTCAGCTTCAAGCGGTCAGGATATTGATTTTAAAACTGCATTATTAGACGCTTTAAGTTCTAAAAGTGAGGACATTAAAGAGCTTATGAAGTCAGGCGCGGGGAGTATAAAACTTGATATTAAGGCGTCACAAGGTGCGGCTGATATTACAACAGGTTTAGATTTCGCTACAATGGAATCGGGAGTTGGTCAAATACCTACTAGACAGCCATTTATTAGAGAGTTGTTTATGAATCAGTCTACAACTTCGGAATATGTAAAATATAACGATCAGGAGACTGTTGTTAGAGATGCTAAAAATGTTGCAGCTTGTGCAGCGTCAACGCATAATTCTAAAATCACATGGCAAGTGCGATCAATCCAAATGAAGAAAGTTAGAGATTACGTAGATGTTTGTATTGATATGATGGACGACTACGCATTTGTTCAAGGAGAGGTAGTGAGTCTAGTAGAGACTGATGTGAAATTAAGAGTTGATGAGCAGTTACTTTTAGGTAGTGGTGCGGGTGATGAACTTAATTCTGTTGATTCAGTAGCGTCTACATTTGCCGCAGGGTCTTACGCAACGTCTGTAGCTACTCCTGTAATAGCGGATTTAATTAAGGTTGTCGGATGTCAAATATCTGACCTAGGACAAAACAACGCTTTCAATGCAAATTGGGCTTTATTAAATCCAGTTGATGCTTGTTTGATGCAGTTAGAAAAAGACACTAACGGTAATTATCTTTTGCCTTCATATATCACCTCTGACGGCGTACAAGTGGGAGCGATTAGAGTAATTACAAACAACTTAGTTCCTGCTAATGAAATGTATGTTGGTGACTTCACAAAAGGTACTGTATTTGCAAGAAAAGGTTTAACAGTTGATATGTCTTTTGAGAATAACGACAACTTTGAAAGAGAGTTAGTAACAGTTAAAGCTTACGAAAGATTAAATCTTAGAGTAAGAAATAATGATGCCAACGCTTTTATGCACGTTCCGAGTATTTCAGCAGCTATAACAGCTATAACAGCATAGTAAAGTTAATATAACTAAACGCCTCGCACTTAACGGTGCGGGGTTTTGGTGGTAAAAACAAGAAGATGAAGCAGAAAAAATATAAGATACTAAAAAAATATAACCGATATGCTGAAGGTGATATAGTAGAACTTAATAAAAACACGGCTGAGAATATGGTTAAAAGAGGCGCGGCCGAGGAAGTTAAAGAAAAGAAAGCAACTAAGAAATAATGAGTTTTTTACAGCCGTCAGATTTTACAGGATTAATAGAGCAGTCAACCAATGAGTTTACTAGCCCCAAAATACAACTGTATATTGATAGATACGAGGTTAGATATTTAACCGACCTATTAGGCTGTGATTTGTATGACTTATTTATAGCGGACTTATTACCTACTCCACCAGTACCAACTAGCGTCCCACAGACAGCAATATACTTATCTATTTTCAATGCGTTTTGTGAGGATGATGGTAATACAAACGGCTGCAAACATGTGTCTGAAGGCATTATTGAAATGCTTAAATTCTTTATTATGTTTGAATATGCAAATGACAATCAATATAATTTTGCAATTACAGGCGCGACAAAGAACACGTTTAGCAATTCAGAACTAGCTAAGATTAACATGACCAACGCGATAGATAATTATAATCTAGGTATAAAAACCTATAGAGAGATTTAATGGTTTATCTGTGAAAATTCAACAGATTATCCAACTTATAATGGAGAGAAAAAGGAGTATATGACATGGCTTTAAATCCTATTGAAATATTAAAAGACACTATATCAAGTGTATTACA